GCGGTGGTGGTGGAGGCGTAGACGCGCCAAAGACTCGCAAGACATCAAGCCGAAAGGAACTGAAGTGATCAAGACCATCATCCTTGACCTGATCGGTGGAGCCTGGACCATCCTCGGACTTCTGTTCGCGGTGGTCGTGCTTCCTGAAGGAAAGACGCAGCAGACAATGGCGGCGCTCTTCATCGGGCTGACCGTCGTATGGGTCGCAACTGGGCCGTTGCGTTGGAGGGATTGAATGGTTCTCACGACGAGGCACATTGAGTCAATCGGTGAGGTGGGCTGGACGCGCGTTGATACGGCGCCGGGCGAGTGGGTTGCGCTGGTACCAAACGAAGATGACAGCGCCTTCGGCGGCACGCTCTGGAAGCAGGGTGAAGACGGCAACGACTACAGCGAAGGCTGCACGGCTGGTCATCCAGTCAGCGCCGCGCTGGGCTTTGAGGAAGCAGCACGCGCCATCGCCGTGATCGTCAAGGAGGAGAATCGTGCCGCGACTGAAGATTAGGTCTCAGGTTGATGTAGACCAAGAGGCTCGCAAGCAGGGCATCCTTGATGACTGCGGTCCGAGCAGCGCAGCGGCGGCTGCCTCCTGGGTGCTGAAGAAGGAGATCAGCGCAGCCGAGGGCATCGCGGCAAAGGCGAAGGCGATAGGCTTCACCGAGAAGCAGGGCGTGAGCGACAACGGCTCCAGCCTCAGCGAACTCGCCAAGACCGTCAAGGAACTTGGCGCACACGGTCGCAATCCATCGGACTGGCAAGACGCCGTGCAAGCCGCGAAGGGTGGCGCCGCGCTCATCATCAACGTCCAGCAAGCCAAGATGCCGTTCTACGATGGCGTCAAGATGAGCAAGTGGCATCGCAAGTTCGTCAAGGCGAAGCCAGGCTACGAATACGGCCATATGACTTCTGCCGCGTTTGATCCGGTGGCTGGCTGGATGTGGGCGTGTCCTACAATGAGCGGCAAGGGCGACGAAGAGTTCGCCGTGAGCATTACTGAAGCGCAACTGAAGCAGATCGCCTCGTCAAAGGGCGACGCGCCAAAGAGCCGAGTGCTGATTGTCTCGGCAAAGAAGTGAAAGGAACCAAAATGAGCAAGTGGCAGAAGATTCTTGATGGCAGCAAACTGGACGAGATGCTGCTGGACGCGATCCGCACCTTCCTGACCGTGAGCATCAGCGTGGCGCTGGGCTTGGGCATCCCACTCCTGGACATCACTGGCGGCGACTTCCGCACACTGCTGTCCGCAGGATTGGCTTCAGGCTTGGCGGTCATCGTCAAGGCGCTTGACCCAAGTCAGACTGACTACGGCATCAACGGCAAGAAGTAGGCTATTGACAGCAGCCTGAGGAGGCTTCACTCTCGCCTTGCGGCGAGTAGTCGCGCCGCGTTAGGGGAGGACAAATGGACGATCCGTTAGCGCAGTTCAGAGAACTGCAAGATGTAGTCAGGGGTCCGCGTTGCGGATACCAACTGCTGGAAGTTTCAGAGGCTGATCGAGTGTCGCTTGATGCGGCGCTTGCGTCAGCCTCTATTACTTCCAAAGCAATCCAGAAATGGTGCGAGTTGAGGGGTCACATTTGGACCTACTACAACATCGCACGCCACAGGAGGGGAGACTGCAAATGTCCGAAGACTTGAGCGAGTTCCTGAAAGCGGATGAACTGCAAGAACTGAAGGCGGCACACGGCCGCGCGCTGCGTGCGCTGGCAAAGCGTGAGCAGGCAACCGGCGAACTGGTTGAGGCTGTCTTCCAGGCGGCAAAGGATGCGGCACTGGGGATGAACATTCAGAAGGTCGCAGCGCCGAAGCCAGACAAGCGCAAGGGAGAACCTGAACACGCCATCCTGCTGGTAAGCGACTGGCAGTGGGGAAAGATCACACCGACCTACAACAGCGAGATCGCAGCGGTGCGAGTCAGGGAACTTGGCGAGAAGGTGAAGCGACTCGTGGACATTCAGCGCACGGCGCATCCAGTGCGTGAGTTGCACATCCATCTACTCGGCGACCTCGTGGAAGGCGAGGACATCTTCCCTGGACAGGCGCACCTGATTGACTCAGGTCTCTACTCGCAGATGTTTGGCGCGGCAGAGGCGCTTGCTCGATTAGTGCGCGAGATGCTCGCACACTTTGAGAAGGTCAAGGTGGTCGGTGTCATCGGCAACCACGGCAGACTCGGACGCAAGGGAACCTTCAGACCAGAGAGCAACGCGGACGCGATGATGTATCGCATCGCGCGGATGGCGGTTGGCGAAGAGAAGCGACTGGAATGGCCAGAGACATTCACACAAGGTGAGCGCCACTGGTACGCCATAGACAATGTGTTGGGCAAGCGATGGTTTCTCTTCCACGGCGATCAGGTGGGCGGCGGCTTTGCTGGCTTCCCCTGGTACGGCTTCGGCAAGAAGTTGAGCGGTTGGCGAGCGAGCGTCGCTGAGTTTGACTACTCAGTTGGCGCGCACTTCCACACGCCAACGCGGATGTATCTCAACGGCTTGACGCATTGGAACGGTGGCAGCATCGAGTCCACCAACACTTTCGCGCAAGAGCAGTTGGCGGCAGCCGGTGAGCCGTGCCAGTGGCTGCTCTTTCAGAATGAGAAGGGCGTCACTGCGGAGTATCTCGTCAGGCTTGGCTAGTGCCGTTCATCGCGATGCGTACCGACCCGCCGCTCCCTGGAGTCTGCTCAAGTTGCGGCGAATCTGGGCGCGTTTGGCGATTTGGTGAAGAGACTCTGACGAGTCCAAGCGGCTACAATCTGGTGGTCTCGCACGCGCTCTGCGCCCTCTGCATTGAGGTGATCGTGGACCTTGTGGACGAGGACATTGACTAGGCCGCCTTCGGGCGGCTCATCCCCCTGTCGTGACCTCCTCCACGGCAGGGGGGACCACCTCCCAACTACCCCCTTGACGAGCCGTGACATCACGGTCTAGACTCGTGACATCAGGGAGGAACAGCCACTCGGCTGATCCTGATAAGGAGGACAAGATGGCACACACATTCAAGGTTGAACTTGAGATCGTCGTGGAGCGCATTGAGGGAAAGTTCGCCAGCCGCGACGAGATCGCTGAGGCGATTGAAGAGGCACTGGCAAGCACCGGCGAAGGTGAGTCACTGAGCGGTCTCGGCGCTGATGGCAACAGCGAGTACGAAATCATCAGCAGCGCGGTGATCGCGGTGAGCGACGAGGTTGCAAAGTGACAGAGTTGTACCAGCACCCAAACTCAGAGCAGGCGCTCTGCGAGCAGTGCGTGAAGGACACGATGAACTACAGCGCGGGGATGCGACTGCGCGACTGGATGCAAGTTGAGGACGGCGAGTGCGGCCGCTGCGCCGCGATGCCAAAACTCGATCACGAGTTCATCCGCGCCAACACCAGCGTTCGTGATGGCGTCTGCACGCAGATCATCAAGTCCACAGATCCAAAGATGCCAATGCTGGTCTTCAGTTACGGCGTACCGGCACCGCGCCGCGTTGGGCGCAATCAAGTAGCAGCGACGCCGTGGACGGCGTTCGCAGAGGAGGTCAAGTGAAGAAGTCAAAGGACGATTTCATTGAGGTCATCGGCGTGGATGACAAGACGGCGAAGCGCCTTGAGGACGCAATCCTCGCTAGGACGATGCGTGAACTTGGGATCTTCTTTCAGGAAGAGACCAAGCCAGCCAAGCGAAGCAAGATCAAGAAGGAGGGCAAGTGAACAGGAAGCCACAGACATTCAGCCGTACCGTGAACGGCAAGACGACGCGGCTCTACGACCCGCGCACTCCAGACAATCGCAAGCGAGCGAAGCACGAGTTCGGTGATGCGAAGCCGTACCGCGTGTCGGTCGCTGACAAGTTCTGGGACACGAGGTTCGCGCTCCTCATTGTGCTGGCGCTGTACGCAGGCATCGGCGTGCTGATCGCATTGGGGGTGACCAAGTGAAACTAAACCGAGCAACGCAGCCTGTCGTTTACAGGCAACTGGCAATCAAGACGAGCATCTTGGTGCAGCAGCAGAAGCGCGCGGCGCTCTTGCTTGACATCGGCATCCTGTGCCTGGCGATGGGCTTCATCGTGTTCCTGTTTGGGATCTTGGGCTGATGCCTGTCTACGAATACCGCTGCGGCGAGTGTGGAGCGCGTGAGGAACACACGCACTCAATCACGCAGTTGTATAACCCCAGGTGCGAGAAGTGCGGCCGCTGGATGCGGATGGTCTACACGCCAGCAGCCATCGTCTTCACCGGCGAGGGCTGGGCGAAGAAAGATCGAGCAAAGAAGGAGGGCAAGTGATCAAGTGGAAGTGTTCAGTCTGTCTGGCGACGCGCCAGAGCGAGGTCAAGCCAGTGCTTTACCAGCGGCTGTGCGAGGACTGCAAGGTCACGCACTACACGAATCTGGTTGGCATCTACAAGTATTCAGGTGACGACGGCTTCAGGCAGGAAGAAGCGCGGCTGCTCTTGAAGCAGGCGCAGGCAGAGTTGAAGGCATACCGCGCGAAGGCGGTTGCCAAGTGGAAGGAGGACGGCAAGTGAGCAAGCAGTACGAGTTCGTCAAGGCAGAGCAGCGCAGTCCTGAGTGGTTCGCACTTAGGGCTGAAGGCATCACGGCGACCGATGTCTCGGTCATCGCAGGGCTGAACCCATACAAGACGCCCTACCAACTCTGGGCAGAGAAGTTGGGCAAATACACGCCAGACCCAGTGGGACCAGCAGCCGTTCGCGGCATCCTCCTGGAGAACGCGGTGGCTGAGTTCTACGAAATGGAGACTGGCCGCGAGTTGCGCCGCAGCAACGGCATTGTCCGGCTGAAGGAGATGCCGTGGGCGATGGCGTCACTCGACCGCACCATCGTCGGCTCGGACGGCCTGTGCGAGATCAAAACGAGTACCAGTCCTCGCTGGAGCCTTGCACCGATTCCAAGTGAGGTCCTGGCGCAGACTCAGTGGCAAATGTTCGTAACTGGCGCACCGTGGGTTGATGTAGCGGTCCTGCTCGGCGGTCTCGTCTTCCGCATTGAGCGGGTTGAGGCGAGCGTTGAGATGCAGACGGACCTGTACCGCAAGGCGGTGGAGTTCCGCAACCTGCTCGCAACCGACACCGCACC